TGCTGGAACTTATTGGAAATCAGAAAAATCAATAACCTCATTGCTTGATCCACAAAAGTGGTCACTAATTAATCTATCAAATACAGAAAACTTCTTTGCTGACTTCAATGTAAATACAAGATAGAAAAACTACCGTGGCGAAGACAGATTTATTGATATTAACTCTGATATTGATCTATCTAGTTATGACTTGGTCACTTTTGTTAACTATCCAGAGTACAATGAACAAATCTTTGAGATGTTCCCAAATGACCCACAGTCAGAAATACTAAATAGATATGCAGAATTCCTTGAATCCCTTAAGCTTGCTGCTGCAAATGGTGCAAGCCTATTTGTTTCAAGTCCAAAACTTGCAGAAGATCTTGGAATTGTAAAGCAATACTCTTCTATACCTCAAGAGGTTGAGATTGGCGATGGAAGAGCTGCTGTAGTAAATCCATTCCAGTTTGATGAACCAGCTGAAAGATATTTTGATACTCACAGACAGAATTCATACCACCTTGACACAGCAATTCCTGGACTTACTGACAAGGAAACATGGGTGCTTGCTGAGTTTATTAACTATCTTCCAGAAAACACGTATGACTATGAAGAATATCACGCAAAATACTCTTATCGTCAATTTGGTTTGCAAGAAGGTAATGAGTTTATAATTCCATCTCTAGCACTAAGACAGTCAACAGAGAATGATTCTATTCCTGGATTTAGACAAAATGCTCGTGGAACAAAAAACATTCATGCAGTTGCTCCTAATAATGTGATTGCTGGAACTGTTGTAACAAGTCTTGCAAATAATCATTACCATGGATCAAATCTAGTTGTTAATGAATTTGATGATTACGCTACAACAATTGTTGTTCATGATGGTCAATTGCTTGGAAACTATCCAATAAATGGAAAAATCTTTGTAAACTGTGTTGAGGATTCACTAACAATGAGTCGTGAAGAATACAACAAGGCAACAATTCAGGTTGTTCCAAATGATGTTGTTAATGAAACCACATCAACAAGAGCTTGGCAGTATTCAACAAGTAGATTAAATAGAGCACCAAGAAGAATTAATATTAAGGATGTCACTCCATATGGTCAGGTAATTCCTACAAATGGTGGTGGTGGCCCACTAATTCAGGCACCAACCAATTCATCCAATGGTATTATTACTTCAGAGACGGTTAGAAATAACACAGATTACCAGTCTGACCTATACCCAACTGAATCTGAAGAAATTTACCCAACACAACAAATCCCAGTCTTGTCAATGACATGGCTTGGACTACAATGGTTGGCAGAATAGGAAAGGAGAAGAAATGTTTGCTAATATAACTGAAGTAAAAACAATTACTGGCAAGATCGTTAAAGCTGATCTAGTTCAACGTGCACAATATGCAATTGAAGCCTATGTTGGTAAATTTGAGTCGGAAGTCGCAAATACAAAAGACATAGAAGTACTAAAACGTGCAGTAGCATATCAAGCTGCGTACATGTTGAACAACGAAGACATTGTTTTTGAACAAATGGCAGTTTCTACAACTGGTCAGAATGACGCTTATACTTCATTCAAGCAAGGGGATTCAATTTCTCCTTTCATTGCCCCAATGGCAGTAATGATTTGTGCAAAATTGAGTTTTATGCGTTCAAGATCAATTAAAACTGGTAAAGTGTCACAATTGACTGATAGTTCTGATTGGAGAACCATCTAATGAAGCCAATGGCATATGCTAGACACAAATACTCTGGTGATTTTTACAAGCCTGTTGTTGAAAAGACTGGAAGCACTGAAGTAACTAAGTACTACTTTGTTGGTACCGTTCCAATTACTGCTGGTCTTGATATCAGCGGTAGAATGGGAATTCGTTGCGAACAGCCAATTCCAATCAATTCAGTAATTAAAGATATAAAGGACTCAGAGAACAACCTTATTCTTGACGATACATCCTGGCTTATTGTTGGTCTAGAACCAGTTCTAAATGCTTTTAATAATATTGAGAGCTACAGAATGAAGGCTACAAAGTTCCAGGGTGAATTGTAATGGATCCATTTGGCATTATAGAATCTGCACTAAATGAAGCAATAGCTGTAATGCAGGGAATGATTGTTAATGAGGGTCAGGAAACTGTCCTAAATGATACTTTTATCCCAAATTTTGAGAAAAATGCTCAGGCAGATCCATCAGATGGCTGGCAGCCTGTTGATCCACAGCCTTATCAGTCATTTATGAGTGAAACGGTAGAAGCTGGCAATCAAATTATGGAACAAGCATATATGACTGCTAAGATTGCCACCTCAGCTCTCAAAGCAATTTATAAAATCTGATATAATAGATGTACTAGGTTTATGACCTGGTGTGTTGTCATTTAGGGGACCTAGTAACGTGCTTGCTACTAGGTCCTCTTTGCATTTGTCATAAAAGTATGATATACTTATAAAGCAACAAGAAAGCACTCTCGTAGCAAGCACAAGCTCCCAGCCACAGGGAAGTACGAGAAGTAAGGGTACGCTTTACCTAATTCAACAGCGGTGGTCAAGAGGCAAACTTCTGGCATGTCCTGATTTGTCCGATTTTATTGGTTTACCGTCTTTCCCAAGCCCTTGACAAGCAAAATAATTAAAGATCTACATATATTTGGTATGTAGCCCCAAGGGTATCAACGTGTGACTGGGAGGTTGATATCGTAATCAGGAAGAAAAACTCACCAGCGGAACATGTTCCTAGGCACTGGGGGGGAATAAAACTATATCTAAAATAAATAAGAAATAGATAAAAAATGTATAATATGTTAAAAAGATATGATATAATTATTATAGGTCTTAAGGGGACTTATAACCAAAGGAGTAATGGGTGGAAGATATAGAGACGACAGTCTTTTGGTGTGAAAAATGCAGAACAGTTCTTCTAGATGCAAGCACAGAGCATTGCGACGGTATTTTAGAAGAAATCGGAATGATAACAGGAGAAATAAGAAATGGCAACAACAGGGTTACTAGTAAGAACAATGTGTGAGTGTGGACAATATCCAACTCTATCAAAAGGAAGAAACACTAAAGGTCAACAGGTATTTGGTACAGCATGTAAAAAATGCATTGTTGAAGCTAGAAAATTTAAGAAAAACCAATGCGAGATTTGTTATGAAATGCCAGAAAATAAGGGATCGCTTGAAGTAGATCACATAGATGGTAACAAGTCTAACAATAAGCCTAGCAACCTTCAGACACTTTGTAAGTCATGTCACATTAAAAAAACCAGGGCAAACAAAGATTATTTGAGTAGAAAAGATTTAAGTATGAATAAGCTATGTATTAAATGTAATATATCAAAGCATATAGATGATTTCCATAAGTCATCAAGGCTATCTGATGGAAGACAGACATACTGTAAGCAATGCATGAACACTATGAATAGAGCTAAGTATGATGAGCGTATGGTCAATGGTCCAACCATCCATAGAGATAGCAAGACTTGTGCAAAGTGTAATGACAAGAAACCAATATCTCAATTTGGTAAGAGATCAGGTTCTCCTGATGGTCATTTGAGCTATTGTAAGCCTTGCTGGACTAATATTACTAAGAAGTCCAAAGCAAAGAATAAGTGATATAATTAAGTATCTCACTGGTTGCCTAGTGAGTATGAGCCTGATGTCTCTCATACCCACCATAGGGCTCAGGAGTTGGGGAAGGTTTTGGTCACCTCTTAGCCTTCCCCTTTTTCCATTCTTGAATAAAGTATGATATAATTGCAATGATGTATAAACTAGGTGATTTTCGGAGGGAATTGAGATAACAATGTTACTATTCCCATATGCTAAAGATCTAGAGTATAAGAACAAACAACTCTCATTTGTGATATCTTTTATGAATAAGACATCTAACACAGACATTGGTATTACTATGTTGGTAGATGACAATTTGAGTAAAATTATAGAAGGATTATTTGATGAACCAGAAGATGATGAAGAACCTGAATTTTGGACAGATCTATAATATGTTATTTATACCTGGATCCTACCAAACGTACGCCGTAATGTCAAATTTCCAAATTGGAGGTATCAAATAATGGGATATTCAGCATTCACAGAAGAACAAATTGAGAATTTTATTGAAGTTGCTCAAGAAATGGGTATTGGACCAGCTATCCGCAATTTGGGATATCCTAAGAGCTATCACACAGCTAAGAAATGGTTTGAGCAAAGAAATGTAGATTTGCCAACTATGGATACCCTGGCAAAAATGGCGGTAGATCTCAGGGTATTCTATTCAGATAAAGAAAAGCTAATAGCTGCACAGACAGTGCTAGATAGATGTGTTGAAACACTAATGGAAAGTACACTAGATCCTGATGAACTAAACAAATTGGCTAATGCTGTACATAAGGCTATTCAGACTATCAATCTTATTGAAGGTAAGTCAACTGCTATCAATGAACAGAGAAATAAGGATAATACTGATTTGGCTATTATAGATCTATTGAATGAAGCCAAAGCTCGTAATGAGAAGACAAAGGAAAACATTGATAACAATGTATAACAATTTGATAACGAATATGAAACTATTTGGCAATGTCAATTTGGATAATTTGTCAGGCTTTGTGGCTAGGGGGGTACCCACTACTAAGATTGTTTCTGATTTGCTAATTTTGCTGTCTCAAAATAATATTTCCAGCAAATTCAAAATGGGGTATGGGATATAATGAACAATCCAGAAATCATTGCAGCCATTGTATCTATGATAGGTGCAGTAGGTGCAGCTCTAGTAGCAGGGATAAGAATGCTATTCAAGAAGATAGAAGAATATCTAAAAGAGCTTAGACCAAATGGGGGTAGCTCAATCAAGGACCAGGTCAATCGTCTTGAGGGTAAATTTGGAGATCTTAATAGCCAAATGGCTCAAGCTGAAGTAATTCGTAAAGAAATGGACAAAAAGATTGACATGATTTACAAATTGCTTATTGACCATATCAACAAAGGACAATAATGAACATAGAAGAGGTGCTAGAGAACGTTCCAGTTGAGCTTTTAACTTTTTCTGAGGGTAGAAAAGAGCTAACAAAGTACGATCCTCTACTTTTCGCCTTAACTTACTTGCCACATCACCTTATGAATGCTCATGGACAGATAACATTGTCTGAATTCCATGTTGATCTAGCAGAATATGGCAAATCATGGATTAGCAAGCCTAAGAATCCAAAGGAGAATAGAGATGCCTTTATCGCTCCACGTGAATGTGGTAAATCTACTTGGATTTTCCTTATTTTGCCAATGTGGGCTGCCTGTCATGGACATGTGAAGTTTATCGCCGCTTTCTCAGACGCTGCATCCCAGGCCGAAACTCACTTGATGACATTTAAAAACGAACTTGAATCCAACGAATTGCTTCAAGCTGACTATCCTGATCTATGCAAGCCTAAGCTTGTAGCGTCTTCTGGAAGGGCTATGGCAAGCAATGCGTGGCGTATTATCCAGTCTAACGACTTTATCTTTGACGCTAATGGTATTGACACCAACTCGCTTGGTAAGAAGGTATTTGGACAGCGTCCAGACCTAATTATTCTTGACGATATTGAAAAGGGTGAAAAGAACTACTCTGAATATCAAGCAGGGCAGCAGAAGAACACAGTATTTGATGATATCGCACCTATGAATATATACGCACGTATGATCTTTGTGGGTACCACTACTATGCCTAACTCTGTAATGGACCAATTCCGCAAGAAGGCAGAAGGATATGATGATATTGAACTTAATTGGGTAGATGAGCAGAATGTAAATGCTCACTACTATCCAGCTATCATGCAGAACGATGATGGTACAGAAAGATCTGTATGGCCTGAGAAATGGTCACTAGAGTGGCTTCAGAGCCAGAGACACCTTCGTGACTTTGCTAAGAACTACATGAACCGTCCAGTCAACACAGATGGCACATTCTGGACAAATGAAGATATAATTATAGAAGAAATAGAAGACTATGGAAACACCATTATCTCTATTGACCCAGCAGTAACAAAAAATAAGGTTTCTGACTATACAGGAATTGCAGTTTTGTCAAAAGGTATTGATGAAAACGGTAAAACGAATGTTTATGTCAGACATGCAGAACAAGTCAAAATGTCTCCTTCAGATATGGCTGAAAGAGTAGCCTATCTAGTAGACACATTTGGCGTTGGGGTGGTTTATGTTGAGGTTAACCAAGGTGGTGACCTATGGAAGGATGTTTTTAAGAACGTTCCTGCCAAATATAGATCAAAATCTCAACACCTATCAAAGCAGATCCGTGCAGGTAAGGCTTTGAACTTCTATCAACAGGGTAAGGTAAGGCACACAGCCCATTTCCCAGTGCTAGAAGAGCAGATGTGGTCTTTCCCAAAGGTAAGCCACGAAGACGTGCTAGATGCTGTAGTTTCAGGCATTTTGTACTTTTTGGACAATAAAGCAGTGAAACTAGAAGCAAAACAGGTAAATTACTTAAGGAGATAATATGTCTGATATTAAAAAGGCTATAGATGCAATCGTAGATAGCAGGAATCACTATCTTACAGCAGAAGCATACTACGAAGGTACCAACTCAGAGGTATTCCCAAACCAAAGATGGTACAAGCTACTAACAAACGCAGGTAGCGATTTTAGATTTAACTTTGCAAGAACCGTTGTTGACTCAGTACTTAACCGTCTTGAGATTGCAAATATTTTTGGAACAACAGACTCAGCAAATCAGGAAATCAACAAAATTTGGGAAACAAACGATCTAGTGCTGGATGCTGATGAGATTCACCGCCGTGCTCTAGTATATGTAAATGCCTATGCTATCGTATGGACTGATGTAAATGGTAAGACAACTATTGATTATAACTCACCACTAACTACAGTTGTTATCTATGATGACGAAAATCCTCGTATTAAGCGTTTTGGTGCAAAGCTTTGGCAAACAGAAGATAGCCAGGGCAAGAAGATTGCAAAGCTTAACATGTACTACCCAGACCGTATTGAAAAGTATGCTGCATTTGGAGAAATTGAAAACATTGTGTCTGCATCTAGCTTTAAGCTAGTTGAAACAATTGACAATCCATGGGGAGAGGTTCCAATCTTCCACTTTAGAACAGCAAAGCAGTACGGTAGACCAGAACACGCTGATGCGTTTGGTCCACAGGATGCAATTAATAAGCTTATCGTTACTCACATGACTACCGTTGATTACCAGGGTGCTCCTCAAAGATATGCACTTTCAGGTGGCGGAAACTCAGCAGAATTTGAAGACTTTGATGATGATGCAGCAGAAGCTGAAAATCTTGGCAAGCTAAGAAATGGTCCAGGAGAGCTTTGGTACCTAAAGGGCGTTAGCAAGGTTGGCGAATTCTCACCAGCTGATCACAAGGTATTTACAGAGCCAGTTAAGGACTTTGTACGCTCAATGGCTTCAATTACAAATACACCACTTCACTATTTTGAAAAGACTGGCAACGTGCCATCTGGTGAAGCACTTCGTACAGCAGAATCTCCACTACTTAAGAAGGTAGAAGATCGCCAAATTTCATTTGGTAACACATGGAGAGATATGTTTAGATTTGTTCTAAAGGTAGAAGGAATCAACTCTGATGTCCAGGTTAAGTGGCAGTCAGTAGAATCTATGGACAGCCTAGATGCTTGGGAAGTTGCAGTGAAGAAGCGTGTAGTTGGTGTATCATTAGAACAGGTATTGCTTGAGATGGGGTATGACCTTGAAATCGCACAGCGAATCGTTGCTGCAGAGAATGCTCTGACTGATTTGTCTCAGAATACCAATACAAATAATGTCATAATGGAACAAACAGGAGGCAACTAATGGAAAATGACATCCAGGAAAATGAAACAGTTATAGAAGATCCAAAGGCAGTACTTGCTGCCCTTGACCGTGCTAAGAATGATGCTAAGAAATTCAGGGAAGAGAAGGAATCTCTAGAATCTGTACTTGCAAGCAAGGATCAGGCTATAAATGTCTACACAAATAAACTTATTCAAGAGAAGATTGCACAAAAGATTGCATCTGAAGGAATTAAGGACCCACAAAGAGTCATGAAGTTCGTAAAGATGGAAAATCTATCTCTTGATGAAAATTTTGATTTGATTGGATTTGAAGATCAGATTGAAGAACTAAAGCAAGATCTACCAGAAGTATTTGATCCAAAGCTTCGTGTTGGTGGTCAGGCTGATGCTGCCATTCAGGCAACAGTAAGCACAAGATTCTCAGCAAGCGAGATGCAGGCTGCAAAAATCTTGGGCAAAATTAAATAAATGATGATATAATTTACATAGACTTTATTGCAGGTGGACGCTTGCTTTAAGTAGCATGTGAATTAGACGATTCATCATAAATTAACTAATAATTATCTTAAGGAGATAAAAAATGGCTCGTATTGACCTAACAGAGGCAAACGGCTACATCCTAGAAGAGCAAGGATCGTCTGTAATTCAGGCACTTCTTGCAAACTCTGCTGTAGAATCGTTTGCTCGTAGAGAAGCAATGGCTTCTCGCACTAAGTCAGTCCCTCGCTTTGTTGCAGATGCTCCAGAAGTTGTTGCCGAAGGTGCAACAATTCCAGAGGCTTCTGCTACTCTTGACGAGATCGTACTGACAGCAAAGAAGTATGCAAAGATCTTCCACATTTCTGAGGAAGACGTAAACGACTCACTAGTAGACACACTTTCTGTTTACAAGTCTGAGTGGGCTAGCCGTTTCGCACGTAAGTTCGACAACGCTTGTCTAGGTGTAACTGCAGCTGCAGATGGTGATGACGGTCAGCCGTTCACTTCTGTTTACCGTGCAGTATCACAGCTAAACTCTGGTTCAAACCTTATCCAGACTGGTGGAGACTTGTCATTCGCTGACATCAACGCTGCTCTTGGTATCGTAGAAGACAGCCAGTACTTTGATGCAGCTAACACTGTATTCATTGCACACCCTAAGATGCTTGCAGCTCTTCGTGGAATGGTAGATGGAACTGGTCAGCTAGTTCTTCCTAACCCAATTGCAGCAACTCCTGGAAGCCTATTCGGTTACCCACTAGTTGTTTCATACGGTGCTGCTACATCTGCTGCTGCAACTGATGCACCTACTGGTAACCCACTACTTATTGTTGGTAACCGTAACATGATGATCAACGGTGTTCGCTCAGGCGTAGAGTCTGTTGTATCACGTGACGCACAGTTTGACACTGACGGAGTTCTTCTTAAGACTCGTATCCGTCGTGCATTCGCTGTTGCTGACGCTGATGCATTCGCAGTCGTTGAGAAGACAGCTGCGGCTTAAGGGGAGATAGAGAATGGCTAGCAAACTATACGGACAGTTCCTATCACAGGCACTAAACAAAGAAATTGACTGGGATACAGACACCATTAAGGTGGCTCTTCTCACCAACGCATACACTCCAGACCAGGATGCACACAACTATCTTGATGATGTTGTTGCAAACGAAGTTACTGGAACTGGCTACACCGCTGGTGGAGCTACCCTCGCAAACAAGACCAACTCTTACAACTCGTCAACAAATGTTATTACACTTGATGCTGATGACGTAACTTGGTCTTCGTCTACAATTACTGCTCGCTATGCAGTTATTTACGATGCAACACCTGCAACTAACGCAACAAAGCCACTTATTGGTTATGTTGACTTTGGTTCAGACCAGTCTTCAAGCAATGGTAACTTTACTATTACTTGGGACGCTACAGGTATCGTAAGGATCACAGTAGCATAATGAACGTTGGAGTTGAAGCAGGACCATTTTCAGTCAGCCTAAAGGCTGAAATGATTGAGATTGCTTGTGTTAAAACTGAAATTAACACAGGTGTTAGTTTGGTAATCTCATCTTGGTCTTGCTTCACTCCAGCACCACTTAGCATTAATGGCCATAGCCTCAATGCAATTAACCCAGACTTTAATTTGGTAGGAGGAATGGCTACGTCTGTATTGGCGTAGTCTTTTTTTATGAGCAATTTATCAGACAAAATTTTAAGCTACTCACCAGAAACTTATGTAAGATTTAATGGTGCATATTCACTTACTCCTACAAATAGCGGTACATCTGGTACTGCAACATTTACACTTACAAATGAAGCACCAGTAAGAAATGCAACTGGCGGTGTGCATGGTGACGGATCTTGGGCAATCAATGTTGGTAATGGCACAAATGATTTGACTACTACCATGTACAGAATGTTTAGCAATGTTCTTGCTGCTAACGTACCGCTTACAGATGGTAACTATTCATTGGGTTTTTGGTTTAAAACAAACTTTACATACGAAACAGGAAAAACCTATAACACAAATATAATGATCGCTCAGATTGGTGGTATGGGTAGAGCGATGACAACTCAGTTAAATGGCTCATCTGGAAATCTTGGAAAGCTTACATTGACTGTTTCAACTGGTGGAACAGTATATTCTACTAATCGTGTTGATGATCAGGAATGGCACTATGTTGCACAAAGATCATTTATTGATGGTTCTGGATATCACACTGAAGTTTATATAGACGGTGTTTTTATTTATGACCTACTTGGAACAACAACAACTGGTACTGCATATAGCCAGTTTGGAACTTCAACAAGAGGTTCTACCACAGACTCTGGCGTATTGACAACATTTGAAATTTCTGATTACTATATTGCTCCATATTCAGCAATTGACGCTACTGCAATTTCTCAGATTTGGGATGCAAGAATTAATGCAACAAACGTGTCATACACAGCAACCCCAATAACTGCCTCAGCAGATCTTGCTGACCCAACTATTGCAGTTACAGCTGGAGATCATGTTGAAATTACTACATCAATTTTAGTTAATGCTATTTTGCCAACAAACATTGCAGTTGTGGCAGAACAATATGTACAAGTACTTGGTCCAACAACCCTCATAGCATCTATTGAGATGATTAATAATGTTGATATTTCTACTGGATCTGATATATCTTGGTCAGCACTAGAAATGACTGCTACTGCAGAAATTATTGAACCAGTTCTTCCAATTGCAGCACTCACAGCATCTGCTGAATCTGGTAACCATACTGTTTATGTAACACCAAGTTACTATGCATTAGTTAAGCAATCTAATCCAGTCTACTACTTTAATTTTGATACAGCTACTGGTGCAAATTATGGAACAATGTCTATTGCTTCATATGACAAAGGATCTACAATGTCCACTGGACAGGCATCTGGCGGAGATATGGGGCTTGTTGGTGCTGGTCTGTCTTGGGCAGGTACTGGAAATTATACAAATGCCCCAAACCGTTTTAGAATTTACCCAACTGCATCATCTGACATTTCAGATTTAGTTGCATCAAGAAACTTTACCGTTGAAGTTTGGTCTAAGGGTGAAGATCAAGTAGTTGCAGGATTTGGAAATATATCTATTTCTAAATCAAGAATAACAATTTCAAGACTTGTTAGTAGAACTAATCCGAATTGGCCTGAAGATGGCGGTAGTCAATATATAACAGAAGCATATATAGATAATTCTGCATTATATAAAAACAATGACTGGAATCACTATGTTGTTAGAGTTGCTCCAGGTTCTGGAACAAACGAATTTGTTGCATCTTGGTATCTAAATGGATCTATTGCTGGATCTATTACTGACACCCTTAATCCATCATCATTTACATCAGCAACATGGGATAATTTCTTTGCAGGTCAATCTGGCGATAATATTGCAACTGCTGATTACGTTGATGAATTTGCCATTTATGGATCTGCATTATCCAATAGCACAATTATTGATCACTATTCATTTATAAATGTTCTTTCTCCAGATAAGACTATTTTCCCATCACCAGTGACTGCTTCTGTTCAATCTGGAACACACAATTTTGTTGTCAACTCAAATGCTACTCCAGAAATAACTGCTGCAACAGCTTCTGCATTAATTGTATCTGCTACAGTGGTTGCTGGGGTAAGTAACAATATTGCAGCAGATGTGCTTACTGCTTCTGCAACAATTGTTCAATCTTCTACAAAATATGGAAATACAAGCATTGCAGAAACGTTAATTGCGTATGCTGAATCTAACAATGCCTTTGCATTAAGTGATACATATTACAACTATGTGATGGCAAATGTAAATCCATATCGTTATGTAACTTTTGATGGAAGCAACTCATTCCTTGACTATGGCTCAGACAATGATTATGCAGTTGCTCCTGTAACTATTGGTGGTACAGTCGTCAACCCCGATTTTGGCATTAACGGTAAGTCTGCCAAGACAGCTGGAACATCATACATTACTGACGGAGTAATCCTAAAGGAATCTGAATACAATGATACCTGGGGAACTGGCCTAAACAATTACCATTCATCATTCTGGTTTAGAAAAGCTGATGAAGATAATTCTACTGGTCTAAGAGTTCTTTGGAACCTAAACGGACACTATGATAACCAGCATGTAATTTTGTATCAATATCAGAACAAACTACACTTGCAGTTTAACAATGGTTCTGGATCATACATTGATCAGGCAACAGTTTCAAACTATAACCTATTTGATGGATTGAGACACTTCGTTGTAGTGGCATTTGATCACACTGGCTCAAATAATCGTGTAAACCTATTTATTGATGGTGTTGATATTATGACAGTACAGCTTGGAACATACAACGGAACCACAGTCAATGGTACCGTCTCTGTACCAGCTAACGATGAGGCAAACAACCATCCAAGACTTTCTGTTGGATGTTTGATTACTCCATTTGGCTCTACATCATTGCCAGTTGCACCAACAAATACTATTATTTATGTAGACGAGGTAATTTGGGCAAAGACTTCTGCTTCTCAGACACTTGTTTCTAATCTATATGGAATGATGCCTGGTCAGACCAACAAGGTTATTACTACATCTCCTATAACAGCAACTGCATTGGCAACCGCTGCAACAACCAGCACATCTGTAAATTACACTGCTGACTGGGCATTAGCTGAATCTGAGTCACCAGATGCTTCTGTGTCAGCAATTAGAAATATCTCTATTAATGCAACTTCATTGACAGCATCTGCTCAAATGAACGGTGGAGCTATATCATCGCCTGCTAACATAATCGCTGATATAATGGTAGCAACTGCAATATTTAACAGTGCTGGTGTACGAATCACTATTCCTGGTGGTCCAATGGAGGCAACAATTAAGTTGGCAAATAATTATATTAATGGTATTACTGTTACAACAAATACATTTAATTATCCAATTTCAATGTACAATCTAACAAGTCCTTGGGCTGCATGGCTAAGAGCAACTGAAATAGATGGAATTTATCCTACAAGAGAGGTAGCCTAATGATAGAGAAAAAATTTAATGATCCTACTGGATTTAGTGAAAAGAACACATTCTTTCAATTTGACCAATGGGAAACTCAGAAACTTCACGGCACAAAGAATAGATTTATCTATGACTTTTCATTTCCTATTTTGCCTGGCGAGTCTGACGACTATTTGCTAAATCTACAAAATCCTTCAGGAACAACTTATACGCCATTCAAGGATAAGATTTTGACAAATCTATCTCCAGCAGTTTCTTTTGCAGCTTATGGATCACCTGGTGGTAGGGCAGAATATATTGGTTCACTTTCTACCGCAAGAACTGTTAATTCTGATGAGGCTACAATATCTGTTAATGCAGATACACTTATGCATATCAATAAGGCTGCATCAACTGTTCTTGGTGGCCCACAATTGGCAGAACAAGTTAACTTCTTTAGATCTGGATATGTTGAATTTACAATTAAAACAAATAAGCAAAATTGTATCGTTGCATCTGGTTCTTCTCAGCTTGACGCTGCTGACCTGGACGCAATACTGTGGACCTTTGGAGCATCAATGGATAATGGTGCATCCATTTCAACTCTTTCAACTGGCGATACCATGTCTCCAAAATCTTTGGTATCAGAACACTACCCATACTATCGTTCAGATAGTTTTGATGGTGCGTTAATTAATCTGAACATAATTATTAAAGATGGAAAACTTGCTATTGAATATTATGATGATTTTAATAGAGATAATGTAAATTATCTTTTTGTTGGCAATGAAAACGTTGCAGATAATACTTGGCACCACATTGTTATTAATTTTGGAAGACCTGGACTTATTAAAACAAACGGAGTCAAGTTTAACAAGAAGTTTGTTGAAATTTGGGTAGATGGTCAACTAGATAAGCGTTTTGATGACAAGGTTAATGAGTATCAAATCTTTTACCCAACAATTAAGTGGCTATTTAACAATGTAAAAGACGTTGTATATAACTATCTTGAAAATGATGTTGATATTGAAAATAATATGGATGTTCGTGGACTTGTTCCAGGATCAACTTTTACTGATTATGGTCAGGGTCTTGGAACTGGAGCAACTGTTGGAATCAATGATATTGCATCAGACAACGACCTATTTAAATTAGCAGTATCGTCGGACTTTTATTCAGTAAATGGCTTTAGCGGTGCTATTCACACATTTGCACATGGCATCAATATTCCAATTTCTCAATATGAGATTAAAAGAAGAATGCGTTTGTGGAGAAAAGAAACAAAGAAGTTTGCAAAAACTGTAAATGTTAATGCAGAAATGGTGTCTCCAGAAATCTCAACAAACTCAAAAAAGGCATTACGACTATTCTGGAATAACCTAGTTGAAACTGGAAAGTTTGGTGTTGAGCTTGATAATAATTTCCAAGTAGAAACATTTAGCATTACTCACGTACTAAATGGTAGTTCTACAGAAACTCTAAACAATGACATTAAGATTAACAAAGAAGAGTTGAACATTCTTCAAGACGTTCGTGTTGCACTTAATGACAATGTTTTGGTAAATGGTCCAGGCTCAGTCTTCTTTGCAAATACAGAAGAGGCTTATATAGCTGCAACTGGACTAGGACTTTCTGCAAGTGCGTTACAAACAAATCCAAAGTCTAGAGGACTAGATAGCGTTGACAATACAGAGCTTACTGGATTCAAGAGATTTGTTGGTCCAAGATCTGACATAATGTTCAGCGGTATTGTGCTAAATAACGGCGATAGAGTTCTTCTTACTAACCAAATTAAGACTGAAGAAAATGGCATTTGGGTATTTAATGGCATTGACAATTATTTGACAAGAGCTGCTGATAGCTTAATTTCTAACAATGGAAAGATAAATGCTGTATACGTTACTGATGGATATAATGCTGGAACTTATTGGAAATCAGAAAAATCAATAACCTCATTGCTTGATCCACAAAAGTGGTCACTAATTAATCTATCAAATACAGAAAACTTCTTTGCTGACTTCAATGTAAATACAAGAT